CTGGCACTGCTACCGCTGCACGAACCACGCAATCCGTAAATGGAACAACATCCTCTGTGATGGCTGTGACTTTGCCAATTGGTGAAACAACAAACAATTTTATTTTTATTGCTTATTTAGGTAATGAGTTTGGCACAAACGGCGCTGAATTAACCGCCTCAATTCGATGCAAATCTTCCACAGCGGATGTTGCGTCAGTTGCGCTTGAGTTAAGAAACAACTCGGGCACAGCCTTAACAGGAACATCTGCGTCAAAAACTTCGGGTGTTACAAGTTGGTTTTCTTTGAACGCGGCGGGCAACCCTGTTCAGTTTGGCGCAACAACTGGCGTTTTGTTTGCTGTCACGGTGACTCGCACCACAGCCGCTTCTGCCGTCATTCTGTACATCGACGAGTTGGTTTTGCTTCCCCGTGAATCTGACGGCTTGTCAACGATGGGCGCACAAGACCTTGATTGCGGTTTGACTGGAACTGTCACACCCACCACAGCATCTGGTAGCTGGTTTACTGAAATAGTAAACCCAGGCCTCCAGCAAAACACATCATTCCGAGTTGTTGCAACTGCACGGTATGACGGAACCCAAACTGCTGCGGAAGTGCAAATCCAATATCTCAGCGGTGCTGATGATGGCAAATTCACCGTATGGTGCAACAGAACTGGCGTGACGATTGATTACCACATCTATCGCTTGCAGCATTTGACCCCATAAGGAGAAAGCAATGCTTTGGAAAATCAACCATGTCGAACGTGCAAAATCAAACGGTTTTATTTTGCAAGTCATTTGGGAGTGCAGTGACCAGCAAGACTCACATGTGGGCCGCTTGACAGACACCCTTGGTTTTGAGATTGACGAACCCAAAGTCCCATTTGAGCAAGTCACCGAGACAATGATTGTTGAGTGGGTCAAAGAAAAACTTGGTCAGCATGAGGTAAGCCGAATTGAATCTGTTGTTCAGTCGATGATTGAAAGCAACAAAAATGCCGATAAACTTGTTGGCGCACCTTGGTCTGTCGTTTAATTTATTTTTGATTGGAGTATCAAAATGGCACTGGAAAAAGTTGAAATTGTTGACCGCATTGAAGTGGTTGAAAACGGTAGCGTCCAAGTACGCACCAAAACCGCGATCAAAGAAGATGGCGTTGAAATCAGCAGCAAGTTCCACCGCCATCTTGTTGCCCCTGGCGACGATTACAGCAGCGAAGCTGACCGCGTGAAAGCCATTTGTGCGGCGACACACACGCCTGAAGTAATTGAGGCTTACCAAGTTGCACAAACACAAGAAATTCCAGCATAATGCTGAAAACCGTACTGGTGCGTTCACCAGGGAATCATTGAGATTCAAAAATGACTGAAGAAGTCCAACAACCCTTAGCGGAAGTAGACTCCGCGCCAGATCCAGAAGTGACGGCCACTCAGGAAGCAAATCAAACGCCGGAAGTCGCTGAAGAAGCAAAAGAGCCTTCACGGGTTTTTACCCAAGAAGAACTTGATGCAGCCATCGGCAAACGACTTGCAAGAGAGCAACGTAAGTGGGAAAGAGAGCAGTCTCAACGTCAAGCGGAAGCCCAGACGCTGAGAGCGCCAGCAAACGTCCCGCCAGTCGATCAGTTTGAAAGCCCTGAAGCCTATGCAGACGCATTGGCATACCAGAAAGCCGAACAACTGCTCGCCCAGCGAGAGCAAGCACGGCAGCAATCTGCGATCCTTGAGACTTATCACGAAAAGGAAGAAGAGGCTCGGACAAAATACGATGACTTTGAACAAGTTGCGTACAACCCCAAGCTCCCAATCACGACCGTGATGGCTCAGACGATCCAATCCTCGGACATTGGCCCTGAAGTAGCTTACTACCTCGGTGCTAACCCCAAGGAAGCCGATCGTATCTCTCGTCTTGCGCCGATCTTGCAAGCCAAAGAAATTGGGCGAATTGAGGCCAAATTAGCCACCGATCCACCCATGAAAAGAACCACGTCTGCGCCAGCACCGATTTCGCCTGTTACTGCTCGATCCACTGGATCACCGGCCTATGACACTACGGATCCACGGTCTACCAAGACCATGACTGATTCGCAGTGGATTGAAGCTGAAAGAGCACGGCAGTTGAAAAAGTGGCAAGCGCAAGCCAACCGCTAAACAATTTTTGAAGGATTTTCTCCATGTCTAATAGTATCTTAACGATCGACATGATCACCCGCAAAGCTCTCGAGATCCTCGAGAACAACCTGGTGCTCACCCGTAACGTGAACCGTCAGTACGACGACAGCTTTGCTGTTGAAGGTGCCAAGATTGGTTCTACCCTGCGTATTCGCCTGCCCGATCGCGCTTTGGTGACCGACGGTGCCGCCCTGCAAGTTCAGGACGACAACGAACAATTCACCACTTTGTCTGTGGCCAGCCAAAAGCACATTGGTGTCAACTTCACATCTGCTGAATTGACCATGCAATTGGATGACTTCGCAGAGCGTGTGTTGAAGCCTCGTATTAGCCAATTGGCCTCCAGCATTGATGCTGACGTCGCCAACGCTTACAAAACCATCGGCAACACCGTTGGCACCCCTGGCACCACTCCTTCTACTTCTTTGGTCTTGTTGCAAGCCCAGCAGAAGTTGAACGAAAACGCTGCCGTGATGTCACCACGTTACGCCACCGTCAACCCTGCCGCTAACGCTGGCTTGGTCGAAGGCATGAAAGGTTTGTTTAACCCCACCGACACCATCAGCAAGCAGTTTAAGAACGGCATGATGGGCACTGGCGTGTTGGGCTTCGACGAAGTGAATATGTCTCAGTCCATCAAACAGCACACCACTGGCTCACGCAGCGCAACTGCTTCTACATTGGTTAAAACCCCAGGCGTTACTTCCGAAGGTTCATCGACCATTCTGTTGGAGCAAGGCTCTGTGTCAACAACAATCAATGCTGGTGACGTGTTTACTATCAGCGGTTGCAATGCTGTTAACCCACAGACCCGTGAAACCACAGGTTCTTTGTTCCAGTTTGTGGCTTTGACTACCGCCACTGCTGTGTCTGGTACTTGGACTGTGACTGTCGCGCCTATGTACTCAGCTAACCATGCTTTGGCTACTATGGATGTCTTGCCTGCAACTGGCGGTGTTGTGACATTCGTGGGCGCTGCGTCTACTGCTTACGCACAAAACTTGGTCTACCACAAAGACGCGATCACTTTTGCGACCGCCGACTTGTTGTTGCCCCAAGGCGTCGATATGGCTGCTCGCGCAGTTCATAACGGTATCAGCTTGCGCGTTGTTCGTCAGTACGACATCAACAACGACCGTATGCCTTGCCGTATTGACGTTCTGTATGGCTACAGCACCATTCGTCCACAAATGGCCTGCCGCATTTGGGGCTAAATTGAATGCCCCCTTCGGGGGCTTCATTTCGTAACTTTTTTTAAGGAAAACTATCATGGCATTACCTAACGGCGCAGGCGGTTACCAACTTGGTGACGGCAATCTGAACGAAGTCACGCTGGGCTATGGCCCAACTCCCGCAACCTATACAGCTAACGCAACTATTGCTTTGACAGTTGCCGATCTGGAAGGCGGCATCATTCTGTACACGCAAACCAATGCCAACAACCTTCAGCTTCCGCTGGTGGCTGGTGTGGGTGGTGTAGATGATCGCATCAGCAGCGCCAAAATTGGCAGCACTTTTGACTTTGTTGTCATGTCCACCAGTTCCGGTGTGGGCACTGTAACTGTCAACACTGGCTGGACTTTGGTTGGCTCTGGCGCAACTCCTGCATCCGGCGTTGGCGCTATTTTCCGTGCTCGCAAGAGTGCTGAAGGCGCTTGGTCTGTGTACCGCATTGCGTAAACTGAATGGGGGTCTAAACAACCCCCATTTTTCCCTTTTGGAACTGATAAAGGAATTTAATCATGGCAAATAACAAACCTATTGGCGTTGCATACGCCGACCCCCAACTGGATTCGTTTCAAGTTGGTTCAGCTAACGATCCAATTGCAATCACTTCTGCTGGTGTCCTTAACGGCGCGTATGCAATTACTTCAGCAACGTCGGGCGATACTCGTCTCAACTTTAACCGGCTAACCTTTACCTCGACTGGCTCTGGTGAAACTGCTCGTTTCTTGACCCGCGTAACTGGTGCTAACGGCGCTACAGGCGGCACCATTAACGGCGCACACATCAGCACGTCGGTCAACACTGGCGGCACCATCAGCGGTGCGGCCAACGCCATTCGTGCAA